CCAATATCGATGAGCCGTCCTCCAATGTCAGGTAATAGCCACCATCATTATCGAAAGATATATTGTCATATTTAAAGAAGATAGAAGATAAAGAATCGATCCCGAATAAATCATTATCAACTTTAAAGAATAAATTCCCTACTCCGCTATCTTGATATCTGGTATATTCGTCATTAACTAGGAACCACTGATTACCGTAAATGTCCGTCTGCCATTGAGTTACATTACCCGTTATTTCCAATAATTGCGTATATGCATTTTCATTACCGCATGTTATTATACTTTGATTTCGGAAATTTTCCGAGATATAGGATGCGGTGTCATCCCAAGGGGAAATTGGATATGAAACATCGTATAACCCCAACTTAGAATGTGTTGACCTATAAGGGTAGAAAGTTTGATGATCATTAACCGAAGGTTCCCCGTTAGTTTTTTTCATCCATTCCGAATTGATGTGAATCGGCGAATACGGTCCGTCGAAATAGTTATCAACACGGAAAATCGTCTGATCGGATGCTATTCTTTCCGATTCCGCATTATGTAATTCATATTTTCCTATACCGACCTTTTCGGGATGGAATAGACCTAGTTCATATACAGACCGTAAATTGTCAGCATCTTGGGTAGTCACGAAACTAGCATTTAGATCGTTTATTAGATTTCTCCAAGGTTCGGTCGGGGAAACTAATAGTCCCGATAAAACTTCGGTATATAAAGGATTAAGAATATCTTCGACTTGGAAGGAGAGTGTATATCTATCTCTTGCGAAATAATTCACGAACAAAGGAACCCCAGACATCTCTACATTAAAGATCATATCCGATGGAATATTGGTAGCAGTTACTCCAGTTTTAACCGACGAGCATATTGCTCCACAACCGCATGGGGTATTCGAATCCGTACATGGCCCATTACAATTGTTGTGAAGATAAGTCAATATGTCCGATTTAACACACTCATCGAAATATATCTTATTCCATTGGCGAATTGGTGTATTCACGTTTAATGTTATCGGCTGTTTCCATATAAAACAATCGTTACATTCAAATGATTCGTAACGAATTACAGTCGAATCGTCAAGTATAACACGACTTGGCTCTGGCTGATTAGATATTAAATATTTCCCAATTAATCTGTTATCATCATAATTTCTAGAAATGTTCTTCAATTTCGTCGCGGAACCATATTCGTATGTTGCCAAACCCCAATATGGGATATTGTCCAATAGATCGATTTTTATGAGAAACTCGACAGAGGGTGTAGTGTTGGTGGCTTTTTTAAATGAATATTTATCAGTTGCTTTTTCGACAACTACAAATGCATCAGATGTGACATCAGCACCGTCAATTTGAAGTTTGCTTTTTTCCCATACGGAATTTGGTCTATGTATGTAATCGTAAAAGATACCCGACTCTAAAATCATATCGGATACATCATCCGTTTTTTCCCATTCACCATCCACATTTTGGATAGCTTTTCTCCACACTGGAATATTAGACTGTTTATCACATTTAGTGATTAGTTCGGAATAACATTCATTAATAACGAATGGTGGAACTTCAAAATCGCATCTGTTGAGATTAGAACGGTAGTAGATATAAGTTTTTCCTGTCTCAAAAACTAAACGATTAGTCCATGATCCTTGTCCCCAACCGACATCTTTATCGAGACTCGCCTCATCGATCTTATACCAAGTAACATCGCTTGACTGTTTATATGTTAAACCGTCGCGCCCACGCCATTCGGATATGTTGAAACTTTTTTCAGGATTGGTATCTAATAGAACCAAGTCTGGGTCAAATTTGAAGAAATCGATATCGTCGGCTTTCTGCCCTAGGGGGGAATGATAGACCGATCTACAAGAACATTTTCTCCATTTCTCTGCAATGTCTACATTGAAATTGAGAAAATCTGTATCTAAAATGGATTTAGAGTGGTCTAATTGTTTGTAAGGACATGCATCGTCGTGAGTAAAACCGTTGAACCCTTTAATGTCCGAAATCACAGTATCAGGACCAGTCCAAACGAATTTGATGGAATTGTTAGGTTCTACCGAAAAAGAAATGCTAGGCTGTGTAACCCCTTTCGAGAACACCCAATCAGTTGAAGAGACGAAGCGGTCTTCTTCATCACAAACGCAGAAAGAAGGATCATCACTTCTAAAAGAACTTAGAGGTGTCCCCTCCAACCATGCAGCTTCTAATTCGGGGCCACATATCGTGCGTTTTTTAATGATCATATCCGAATTAGGAAGGTCATCACCCGCCACTGCTCCAGAAAACGCACCATTCACTTTTACTGCCGATAATGCGATGTCTGTCCCAGATTCATATTTGAAATACAAATCTTCAGAGTTGGAAAAAGCGGTAAGAGGGAAATAGATATTAGTCGTTTCGGATATTATCGGAAGTTGGGTTTTATTAAAAGAATATAACCATGCAACGTCCAAATTTCCCCAATAGACCGAATTAGGGGTAGTATCGTGTAAACGGTCTGTTCCTGTATTTGATCTAATTATAAGCTTATCTGCTTGTTTAAAACTGGTTGATGGTTTTGCGCCCGATTCCCATAGTGTTAAATCTTGGATAAAAACAGGATCGGAAGAAGATGCAGTGGTTGCATCACTCCAATATAGTTTATCGATTTCTTTTTTATTCTCTTGAAAGGCCAATTCGTTTGGGAAGAACCTTTTATCATCATCGGTTAAATCCGTTATCATTCTTCCAGTCCATTCACCATACTCTGCACTTAACCCGTGCCCTGGATAAGGAAATTTAAATTCTTTACCGTCGAACATGGTCGCAGTCATATTACATGCAAAAGAAGTTTTGTCGGCAGACATTAACCATGCACCTTCAGTTTTTAAATTTCCATAGCTTGTGAAAATAATATCTGCCTCATCGATATTCGTTGCAGCAGTCGCATCATCCCAATTGATCGCCGAAATCTCTAATGATGAATAAACTCCTTCGGGGATTTCGAAGACAGTTTCACCGCTAAACCAATAGAAGAAGTTATTTCCGATTTTAAAATCTAATTCCACATCGATAAGATTAGGGATAGCTTCGCCTCCGGTTAGATAGTATAGGTCGTTTCCGACATAATTCTCCCATCCTTCTGCTATGAGTTGGTTGGGTGTAAGTTTATCTTCTTCACAAAGGTATTGCCTACGGAGAGGATCAGTTGATGTGGATAATGCGAATATATCAGGCGTTTGACAGATGTTAAATATGAGATTGTCTAACACACAAAAAAGAGGATTACTTTCCAATGCATCGTCATGAAAATAGTTATGATCCTCGAACAATTCTTCTATCTCAATCTTTAATACATCTTTAATATCATCGAAAGATGTGTTTGAAATAGTGGTGTTGGTATTGGTGAGAGGAATATTGACCGAGAAAGATTCGAGTAGTTTACTATAGACGAAACGTTCAAGACCAGTTTCAGAGCCAACCGTGGCATATTGAAGTTTTGTCTTTTTAAGATTTTCTCTAACATTGACGTAGTATAGAGCTATCTCGCGTAATTTTTTTGCAAAATAGGGGATAGCCAGTTTAAGTTCAGTGGGAGAATCGAAATTTATTTTAGAAAATCTTTCAAACTCAGCATCGTTTTTAAAAATTACGGCAAGACGTTTAACTAAACTTAAATAATCTTCCCTTATCTGATTCACTTGTGTTGATGTTTCTGTTTGTTTCTGGCGATAAAAAGTATTCAGATATTGTTCGTATTGCGTCTGCGTGTCCTCGGGAACAATGCCTATATTGTTCTTCACCCACTCGATATATGATATGGGACTTGAACGATTATATAAATCCGCCTCAGAAATCTGTTGAGGTTGAGATATTTTTTTAAGGACAACGGATGGCATTTAATTATTTATCAGCATAAATATTTAGCCATAGGGTAAATAAAATATATGACAAAATTTGAAAAATTATTTGAAAGTGTAATGGATACATATGATTCGGCTCGTATTCGCCCCCAATCTATCGTAGTTATTGATAAAGATGCTCTCAATACACCAGAAATCCGTGAAGACTTGATTAAGCGTAAGGGTCCAGCCTTTTTCTCACAGTTGCAGAAGATGTGTAATGATAACCAAAATCTGTATGTTTCCGCAATGAAGACTATCCGAAGCGTTAACCAAATATATGCTGCATCCCCGCATACAGAATTACTTGAAGCGGATGTCATCAATTATGTTCCAGGTCTTATTGGAACATGGGGTCATCCTTTAACTCTACCCGTTTCTATTCTACGAGTCTCGGTTCCACCTGAAATGATTATGCAAGTCCCTGTTCCAGGTCATGAACATGAAACCGGAAACAGCACGGGTGATAATTCATACAATGATGGTAAACAACACCCAAATGTGGTAGGCCAAAAGACTGATAAGAAAAAATAACAAAATCGTTTGGGCCGTAATTGGACGATAAATAATTACCATGCAGAATGATTTTCCGATTGCGAAAGATGCTTATGTTGCCTTTGACGGTTTAAGTATTAAAGAAAAGATTAAGGCTCGATTATTACAATCGGGTCTTTTCACTGATCAGAATTACGAAGGGAGTAATCTATCTGCATTGAACGATGTGGTGGCAATGCTCGGCTCGTTCCTAATTTTCAATACTAATAAATCGTCAGCTAACGGCCAATTCAATATCACCAAACTCTACGAGGTGATGAACGGCATCGTTAAACAATTAGACTATAAACCTGTAGGGCATCAGACTGCCTCCGTCACGTTCAATCTAACATCACAGACACATCCTATAGGGTCGTTTTCCATACCGCGATATTCATATATTAAAGTGGGAGGTCTTGGTTATAGCTTAACTGAAGATTTCCCGTTCACCAAAGGAGAATCGGAAAACATCGAAGTATTGTCCGAATTAGATGATGGCGGCTTGTTATTTCAAGGACAGTTCGTCGAGTATCCCACCCAACTATCTTCCGGTAATAGCCATGAAATAGTAACCATAAATGTCGATGCGAATACGATAATTGATAATTTCCATATCCATGTTTTCGTTAAAGAAGCAACCTCAACGGGAAAATGGGAACAATGGCAGAAAGTAACATCAGCATATCTCTACAATTCATCGAGTAAAGTATTTGAAGTCCGTTTCAATGAGAAACGTAAATATGAGATTAAATTTGGAAATAACATTAACGGGAAAAAGTTAAATGAAGGAGATCAGATCGCAATCTATTATCTCAAATCTAACGGATCATCAGGCGAGATCGGTGCAAATGTTATTAGTTCTCAAAAAATGATAAGCTTTTCGACGGTTAGATATAATCAAATATTGAATGACATTCAGGATAATTCTAACTATACGACTTATTTGGATCGTCTCACATTCAACAATCCTCTACCAAGCACATACTATAATGTTCCTGAATCGGTTGATCAAATCAGGGATAATGCCCCCTCAAACTTCAGATCACAATTTAGCTTGACTACACATAAATCGTATGAGACGTTCATTCGAACCAATTTCTCCAACATAATCCATGATATTCAAATTCTTAATAACGATGAATACTTAGATTCATACGGGAAATATTTCTTCGGTTTGGGTCTTACAAAACCGCAGTTAGAAAATCGAGCACTATTCAATCAAGTGAGATATGCAGACTCATGTAATTTCAACAACATCTACTGTTTCACTGTCCCTAAAACCATACCGAACACTCTGAGTTATATGGTTCCAGAACAAAAGTCTCTCATCTTAAGCACTATCAAGGAAGAGAAAACCCTCACATCAGAGATAATAATAGCCGATCCTGTTTATATGGCATTCGACTTTGCAGTATCGGATAACGGCTCATTCACTTTAGATGATATCGAATATACCAACATTGTGATTGAAAAGGAATCTAATTCTCGTAGAAATGATATAAGCATTAAAACCGAGGTTAGCGATACCATCAGACAATTTTTCAACCGTAAGAACAACAAATTAGGACAAACGATTAACATCAACCAGTTGAATGCGGATATTCTAGCGATTGATGGTGTGAAGAATGTGAAGTCGCAGAGAACCGATTCGGGCGTTACATTAGAAGGTCTACAGATGTTACTATGGAATCCTTTCTATACGGATTATCTAACATCGGTGAATAGCAATTTCACCCTTGAGGTATTCCAATTTCCATATCTAAATACGACTAATTTGGATTCTCGTATTGTGATAGTATAATAAATATTTTCAT